CCCGGATCCAGAACCCGCCCGACGTTTCGGGGATCACCTGTTCGGCAATCATCTGGCTGGCGTTGGCCGGGTCAATGCTCAGCGTATTGATGGCGGCGCGGCGCACCTCGTTAACCAGCTTCGTCTGGCTGGCGTTCGGTGTCGGCAGCGTGCCGCCGCCGTCACCCACGGCCATCTGCGTGATATTCAGTTTTGTGCCGAGTGTGGCAGCGTTGGCAATCTTCGACGCGCCCAGGTTGGTTACGATTGCATAGTATTTTTGTGTCATGGTCCCACTTCCATCAGGTCAATAACGTGAACCGCCGCGCCGCCATAAACTGCGCCGCTGACGGAAATAATTTCCGGGGTATACGGATAAACGGTCAGGTCATCACCGTCATAGCTGGCCGCCGCTATAAGCGTTTCACCGCTGACCTGCAGGTTGATGGACATTCCCAGCAGGTGACGGCTGCACGGTTTTGCATCGCTGATCAGCCGCTCAAGTTCCTGATAGGTTTCTTCGGTTATGCCCTGGTCCTGCACGCCGATGTCCAGCCGGAACGTGCCGGGTGCTTCACCATTTTTCCACCACTCAACAACCCGGATCAGGAAGCCGAACGGCTCCACCACGCGACGGATGGCGCTGATAGTGCCCTTGTGCTGATGGATGTAAAACGCATCGCTCACCACCTGCCGCTTGACGCTCTCCGCCCAGCTTTCGTCCCAGCGATCCACTGAAAACGCCCAGGCCAGATAAGGCAGAAAACTCACCGGACAGGTGGCCGGGTTCCACAGGTCGCGCAGCGGCACGTTCAGCCCGGAAATACCGCTACACGCATGCGCTAAACGGCGCTCCAGCGCAGACGAACCGGGTGGCATCAGGCTGCTGTTGCTCATGTCACCCCCTGATCGCCCGCCACGGATACATCCGTGCCGGTGCAGTAACCCGCCTGCGTGCGGTCCATGATGATGTCCGCCGCCGGTTCGGTGATTTCCACCCAGTCCACACCGGCCACGCGCATCACCGCCCCGTAGGACTCTCGCCGCACGCTGCGCCCCAGCTTTTTCTGCTCGGTAAGGTAACTCGCCAGCCTTGCGTTCGCCGCCTCAAGGCAGGGACCAGCGGCCACGCCGTCGAACAGGTGCAGCCGGGCCTTCACGCTGTAGCTGCGGATGGCCGCGCCCTGAACCGTCACGCGGTCGGCTACCGGGCGCACACTGTCGGCGCTCAGCGCGGTGTTCACTGTGGTCAGCAAATCCTCCGACGCCGTGCCGTCACCTTCACGGCTCAGGACGGTGATCAGCACCGTCGCCGGTGAAGGGCTGATCGCGGACACGTCCTGAGCCCTGCCATCAGCGCTTTTTGCGTGAAACTCATATGCACCCGTTGGCCCGGCCACGCTCAGCCCCTCAAACGCCTCCGGCACGCGCACGCGCAGCGCGTCGTCCGACTCCATCACCGCATCCACCGGCGGAACCGCGTCGGGATTCGCAGGCGTAATGGTCAGCCGCTTCACGTTATTGCGGGCGGCCTGCTGGTCCAGATCGCTGCCGATGGCGTAGGCCACCATTACCGCCTTCGCCGCCTCATTGATGCGCTGGCGCAACAGGATTTCGCGGTAGGTGTTTTCCTGCAGGCTTTTCACAATCGGCTCAGACTCCAGCGCCAGCACACGGCGCATGGCGGCCTGTTCATCCGCCGGATAAAGCGCAATCAGCGCCGCTTTGCGCTCTGCGAGCAGCTTTTCAAAGTCCGGCACCTCAATAATCTGCGGTGCGGGCAGTTGGGAAAGATCAATTACTGCCACTCTTCACCCCCGTAGAGACAGACATGGCAACCGGTGAGCCGTCGGCGCGCTGGCCGGTAAGATCAACCTGCATAGAGCCGTCCTGGTTGCGCGTTATTTTCACAGAGGCCAGCCGGATGCGCGGCTCCCAGCGGCTCAGCGCGGTGTAAGTGGCGGCCATTACCTGCAGTTTGGTGGCGTCGTTCTGCGGCCAGTCAATCATCGCGGACAACATCGAACCGTAATCACGCCGTGCAATGCGGCTGCCTTCCGGGGTGATCAGGATGTCGCGCACGCTCTGCCGGATGTGATCGATGTCGGTAATAGCTTCGCCGGTGTCGCGGTTCATGCCGAGGTACATCATTGCGGGCCTCCTGACGTATCGCTGCCACTCTTGACTTTGTTGTGTAAGTGCTTATCAGCAATCACACCGTTAGAACTCATTGAGCCGCCGCCGTGGGTCACATCACCGTTCATCGTGGTGTCACCGTTAATCCGTGCCTGGCTGGCCTCTATCCCCAGCGCATCGGTGATCAGCTGAATGCCGTCTGCCGCTTCAATGCGCACGCTTCTGATGTTCTTTATCAACAGCTGGCCGGTTTCCGGCTCGTACTGAAACCAGCCGCCGTCCTTAAATACGGTAGTGGTGCCGTCTTCCGAATAGTCGGGCGGCGGGAAGGCTTCGGAATAAATGGCGGGCAGCGCAAATGCGGTTTCGAGGTTGCCGCCCAGACTCAGCAGCACGACCTGTTCCCCGACAGTAGGTTGCCACCATGTGCGTGTATTACCGGCGCGCAGGGTGAGCCAGTTAATCCAGTTGGTTTCGAGGTCGCCTGTTTTCACCCGGCACAGCCAGTTCACCGGGTCCACTTCGGACACTATGCCGGTGCGGATTAGGTTGGTGATAAGGCGCATGATTTCGGTCAGTTTTTCGTTCATGCCCTAAAGATGCACTTTGTATTGAAACTAATCAGTAGACTGATATTGTGTAGCCCTCTACACAAATGCTTAACCACTTTTTAAACATACTCAGGTATTCATTATGCTCTGTCGCTTCTGCCAACTCGAAAAAGTTATGACTAGGGAACATATTATTCCGCGATTTATTTACAAATTTCTTAAGTCGGCCACACCACCATTAATTGGATGGAATGAACGGGCAGGGAAGTTAATTAGTGGTGAGGCAACGATTGCTGATGTTTGCGGAGATTGCAATGGTGGTGCCCTTAGTAATTTAGATGCGTATGGGAAGTCTTTTCTAGAAGAAAATGGTTTTTTATCAAAGATATACACTAAAGAAAAAACAGATATAAATTATGATTACGACAGATTATTAAGGTGGTTGTTGAAAATTTGCTACAATGCTTTGGCGGCAAAGAATGACCCTGGTTTAGCTTATTTTGAGAAACATAAAGACTACATTCTGTATGGAACCCCATCTATTACCCAAAAACAAATCACTCTATTCATCGGGCTTGCATCTTCAGTAAAAGCTACTGATGAGTTTTGTGCGCAATATCCCGAATTGGTATCTAAAGAAAGACTTTGCGGTCCTTTTAGTTTTCATATTAACGAAGTTATTAAACCGTACCTAGAATACAATGCTGCAGTAACTGGCATCACTATTGGCAACTTATTCTTTCATGTCGCTATTTTTGGAGATTTCTTATTGAGCAGAAGCATGCTTATTAATACTATATGTGACCTTAGCAATATAAAAGTTATGAATCCAAAAGGCTCCACTATTTCAATATCTACTTGTGGTATGACTTGGCTAGAAAGAGGCCACAAGCAGAAAGAAAGAGAGACATTAACTATTGCGCCAAAGATATGAAATAATACTTGAACGAAATGAATATCCGATCAACGTTCACTCAGCCAACTTATAAGCGAGTTTAGCACGGACATTTCCACTTCGTGATTAACGCCCAGCAGCGGACGTTCAGCATATTTCACCATCGGGCCGCGACGGCTTACCCGGTCCCGCAGGCCGTAGTGATGGACGCGGGCCAGCCTCTGGACTCCCGGCACAAAGGCAACCTCAGCGGCGTCCGCGCTTGCCTGCGCTTTGAGGTATTTTGCCGTTTTCATTTTTGCGAACATGCCGCGACGGATGCGGCCGTTTTTACTGCGGGCGCTGACGCGGCGCGGCTCCCATGCGGTGCCGTCCGGGGAACGTTGTGCTGTGATGTTTGCCTGCTGAATGCGGCGCACATCGCGCGCTACCTCGCGCAGCATCTTTTTCCGGGCCGCCGGTTCCAGCTGTGATAACAGCGCCGCCAGCCAGGCATCCACTTCATGCAGTTCAGTCACGTTTCACCGCCCAGAATTCCCCCGGTCCGTCCGGTTCCGGCACCGCCTCAATGCTGATTTTTCCATCCACAGTGGTTGCCACGACGCGCTCGGTCAGCTTCAGGTCCATGCTGATGTCGCAGCGGTCATTCCCCAGAATATCGACCTCAAACGAAAACAGCTTTTCGCGCGCCTCACTGTTCTGCAGCGCGTCGGGCTGGTTTTCCCGCAGCCACAAAAGCACCGGGGCCATCAGCAGATTCTGATCGCCGGTGAAGTCCGTGATCACCACGTTCAGCGTGTAGCGGTACTCCCACGACAGGGACGCGGCGGGCGTGGCAACCAGCTGGCCGCTGTCCACGAACAGGTGCAGGCGGTCCGGGTTGTCGGCCACATACTGAACGGACTTATTCAGGGCGCTGCGTAAGGACTGCGGCTTGTTCATCGTCTTTTTCCTGACAGCTGATGATGGTATCGACCTTACCGGCACACGCCGCCCAGGCGGCCTCCGTTTCGTCCAGCAGGGCCAGAAGGTCGCCGTTAGTGCGCGGCGCTGCCGGGTCCAGCTGGCAGCGGGTGATTTTCGGACAGCCACTCACGGTAAGATTCACCTCCTGCGAGGGCAGGTCGCTGGCGCAGCCGGACAACAGGATCAGGCAAAGCGGTATCGCTCCAGCGGCGAAGGTCTTCATTTTCACGTTTCAGTTCCTCAATCTTTCGCTGCCGATCGCGCAGCAGCTGGCCGTTGCGTTCGGCGGCGGCGTAAAGCTGCGTCTGCGCCTGGCTGCTGGTCTGCGTCAGGATGTTCAGGGCAATCAGCTGACTGTTTTTCTGGCTCAGCTTTTTCCCCTGCGTTTCTATGACTGCCTCATATGCGTGAATTTTCTGATAGGCGTTGTGCAGGTTCCACGACTGCCACAACACAATCCCCACAAAAAAAAGAACCATCACGATGATGTTCTTCATGTGCTCAGACTCCCTTAAGGCACCAGGCCAGTTCACGCCCGCGCCGGTTATCCAGCCCCTGATTGAATACGCCTTTCACGTACACCCAGCGCGGCAACTGGTAACACGCCTCGCGCCATTTACCCTTTTTCAGCAGCGACACCATCGTGGAGCCGCACACGTTGCCGGTCCCGACGTTGAACGCCAGCGACACCAGCGCGTCATAAACCTGCTGCGGCATGGAAACCGCCACGCAGCGCGCCAGTGCCGCCTCAGTGCGTAACACGTTGGTAATGAAATTCCCCGCCGCCTGCCGTTCCGTGATGGACTTGCCCGGCACCACGCCGGACGTGTTACCGATCCCGTCTGTCCACTTTCCCGCGCTGCACTGGTACGGCTGCAGGCGGCAGCCCTCATAGTCTGCAATCAGCCGCAGTCCCTCCACGGAGGTATGCAGCTGTTGAAATCCGGGCATCGTGGCGGCCAGCGCCAGCACCACGCCCACGGCGCAGCGTTTAACGGTCTGCAGATTCATATTCACTCCGCGTAATGCGCCCGCTTGCCAGCAGCTGGTAGGTTTTGTGTTTGTAGTACCAGCTGATAAGCGCCATCAGCAGGCCGATTAACACACCGGCCACGGTGGACATGTCTTTCAGGTCCATGCCGCCCAGCCACGCCATCACCACCGCAATGCACCAGGTTAAAAAGGTGCTGATTTTTTCCCACATGATTCAGTCCCAAAGCTGGACGGCCTGCACGGTGGCCGTCGCTGTCACGTCCGGCAACTCCACCTCCAGCCCGTGCGGTAAGAGGGGGCCGTGCTCCGCCAGCCCCGGATTTGCCTGCAGCACCTGTTCAGTCATGCCCTGCGTGCGCCCGTAGTGACGCCAGCAGAGTGCGTCCACCGTGTCATACTGCTGCGCACGCACTTTCATCAGATAAGCTCCACGGTGCAGTGCGGCATGTCCTGCACGCGGCTGACGGCCCAGCGCGCATCGCGCCAGAGATCGCCGCTGGCATCACTCAGCTCTTCGCCGCGCTTCACTGCTGTCGCGGTGGCGTCAAAGTCCTGATAACGCTCGTTCAGCACCGCGCGCGTCCAGCACCACACCGCATTTTCATAGTGATGCAGCCGCACGCTCATACCGGCCAGCTTCTCCGCCGGAACGTCGGCCAAGCCGTTATGACCGGCCAGCTCCTGCCGCTCACGCCACGGGTAAAGCTCCGCGTTAACCTCCGCCATCGCGGTCAGCACCACCTGGCGCAGACGCTCCGGCGTCACGGTGCCGTCAACGCGCATGACGCTGCGGAACTTCGCCAGATCAACGTCGGGCCAGAATGAGTTGTTGGGGATAATGTCCGGCGCTGCCGTCGCCTTCTGTGGCGCGATAAATTCCATTGCTCTGTTACTCCTGAATAGGTGGGCGGTGGACGGGGTTTTGATGCGGCGTTGCCTGTCGCCACCCCGTGCCGCCCCGCGCGTGGGCACGTCCGGTTATCAGCTGGCGTTACGGATTTTCCGCTCCAGCTGCTCAATATCTTTTTTAACGCCGCATTTCTCGTCCAGCTGCAGGGCGCGCTTCAGATGGTTCAGCGCGGACGCCGGGCTGCTTTCCGTCAGCACCCAGCCGATGGACTTGTGCAGGCGGGCACGTGACTGATCGGGCATGTCGTGCGCGTCCACCACCTCCAGCGCCTCCAGCAGCAGGGCAGGATCAAAAGGCGTCTTTGCCAGAATGGCGGCCTTTGCCGCGTCAGCAATTTCTTCAGCCAGTACCGTCGCCGTGGTGCGATTTCCGAGCGGCATCGCCCAGCCGTGCTTCAGTGCGTGGCGCCCAATCACCAGCGCACCGGCATAGTCACCGGCGTCAACGCGCCAGAGCATCACGTACATCAGCACGTCGTCCTGCTGCGCGCCGTCAGCACTCAGCACGCCTTCAGCCCAGGCGGCGTACTTCGGCAGCACCTCCACCTTGATTTCGGCCTTACGGACGTTGGACTGAATGCCCTTGAGGCGGCGGCGGTCCTCGTTCAGCTGCAGCAGCATCAGGTCATAACCCTTTGTGCTGCGGCCACTGCCGCCCGACCGGGCGGCCTCCTGTGCCTGAATAAAGCGCGTATGCGCGCGGAAAGGGTTAGTCACGGGTTACGCTCCGCCTTTGCTGCCATCACCGGCATCACCGG